AAAAGGGATAAGAAGAGCCACAGTAATAGAAGATTATGCTTTTACGATTACTGCAAGGCAGGACAGAACACCAGCACAGGTAATAGACATGGGAAACGGGCGCTATAGGTATCTAACAGAATTAGAGTGCTGGCGCTTACAGGGCTACAGCGACGCTGATTTTGAGGCGGCGGCAGCGGTGCATAAAAGAAACGGGCGTTATACAATGCCGCTTTATAAACAGGCGGGCAATAGCATACCAGTACCGATATTTGAGAGCATATTTAGAAAGATACTATTAGGAGAAACAGAGGAAAGGCAGAGAGGGGGGCGAGTAAGTGAGAAAGGCAAGCTATAAAATCAGAGAAACAAAAAATATGCGGCATTTTACATATTCTGGAAATCTGGAAGATGCAATAGAAAAAGCGGAAAGGGATTTGCAGAAAGAGAAAGAAAATAAGGAAATTGCGCAATGGTATTGGCTGTATGAAAAAGCCAAAAAAGCTATTAACGCACATAACAAGAAAATTGCCAATATTGAGGCGTTTATACGGTGTGCAGAGGAAGAGCAGGAAAAGCAGAAAGGTAAAAAGGATAATGAAACGACAGGCAGTTAAGAAACTGATACAGTGCGTAGCCATTATAGCGGCAGGCGTGCTGGCAATCATTTTGTTTATGCTGGCTATCTGGTACAGAGGAAAGAACAGCGAGCCAGTAACAGACGAACAGATAGCAGCGCAGATGCAGCAGGCAGAGCCGCTGGTTATTGAAACACCAGAGGCAGCTACAGAGGGCAGTATAAGAGTATACGACTATGACGGCTGCTGTATTTATTCCTACTACGGCAAAATTCGGATAAACAGCGACGGTAAGGACGGCAAGGAAATTGACGTAGAGGCATTAGGCTATTTAGAGGGCTACCAAGAACATAAAGAGGAAAGCAGGGCGGGAGAATGAGCCACAGATATTACAGCCCTTTACGCCCGTTATCGCTGGGAACATTTCCAAAGCCGCAGGGAAACGAGATTTTACATATAGAAAATTTTGAGGAACGGCAGAACGTACCAGAGATAGCACGGCAGGCGTGGGGATACATTGAGTACAAAGAGGCGCTTACAGAAATAGAGGCGGCAGCGTATGAGCTGATACCGTCAAACTGCATTTCTGAAATGGAAAACTTAGAGGCAAGGAGATAAAGGCAATGAGCGAGGTATATATACGTAGCCAGAATAAAGAAAAGCTGTATAGACTGGGCGGTAATTACGCCTGCGTAGAGTATGGAGAGTACGAGGACATAAAGAAAAAGAGAGGCGGCGCAGAGGCAGACAAAAAGCGCCACGTAATTTGCATAAGTGACGGGTGTTTAGAGAAAATCGGGGAGTACGCAACAAAAGAGCGCTGCTTAGAGGTATTGGACGAAATACAGAAAAGGTGCTTAACATACCTGTTTACAGAGGGTGGAGCAGCTTTAATGATAGGCGACATGAACGTACAGCCGTTTGCAGCAGTAGTACCGAGGCTGTACGAAATGCCGGAGAAGTAGGAGAGGCAGACAGTGACAGTAAAGGAATTTATAGGCACGCTGGAAAGTTCAGACCGCCTGCGCATTATCGAGGGCAAAGCAGAGGCTTACGTA